AGCCATTAATAATGTTGGTGGCATCATTTAGAATATAATCGGCGGCCGCCAATTTCTTTCTCATTTCCTCAATGACATCTAGTGTTTGAATGGATAGAACCTCGTCTTCCTGAAAGGAAGATAGCTTGTCCACTTCCTCCTCACAAACATTTTCCAGTGTTGTTTTGCTTTTTTGTAGTAATCTGCAAATTTCTCCTGGAAGTTCCTTCATGTCAACTGAATATTGTATATTAACTCTTTGTTTCATTTTATCCTTTTAATAGTTTTTTGGTTGTGTTGAGCGAACTCTCAACAATGTCTGGGGACCCAACAACCACAATTTCTGTTCCCGTGTGGCCTCGATTGATTGTTAATTTGGTAAATCGATGCGAGTTGCTGAGTTCTGGCGGAAGATGGCCTTGCTCATTTAGTTGTCTCATTCTTCCTTCTTCTCTGATCATAACAACGTGCTCGGGGTTAACAAACACTTCTCTAAGGGTGTAACTCTTTTGCGTCGTTAATGTGCTGTTGTGGCATACTTCAGTTAATTTAACTAACATGTGTCTCTCATTGGATAAACACATTTCCGTGCGACAATAGCCTCTCGTCCTTGGGCATAAACAGTATATGTCCCTCCTTGCCAAGATGCACCCACTGGTGTCTCCTGCAAGAATACACCAACGATGGGCTTCTGTGTCTTGTTAATAAAAATGTTCTCTCTATCGAACAGCATTACAGCTTGTGGTATGTAAATCAAATCTCCGTGTTCCATATTTTTTACTCCGTTTGTATAATTCCAAAATTTGTTGTGATTAAAGTTCCTGCACAACTTACAGCATTGATGAGTGCTGTCCTTGTAACCTTTACGGGGTCAACGATTCCGGCGTCGATTAAATTAACCATTTCATCATTTCTAAAATCCCACCCGTGGTTCTTCTCTGCGGTTTCAATTTGATCTATAATAAGATCGGGCGAAGTGCCGGCATTAAGGGCCATCTGTCTTATGGGCTCGCTACATATTTGTTTGATGATAACGCCTCCCAGCGCCTGATCGTGACTATCGGTGATCATGGCGATTTTTTTGGATGCGCGCAACAATGCTACGCCACCGCCGACAACTATCCCCTCTTCTTGCGCAGATTTTACCGCTTCTAGCGCATCTTCAATTCGATGTTTTCTTTCAATCATTTCTACTTCTGTCGAGCCGCCGACGCGGATTACCGCAACTCCCGAAGCCAATCTGGCTATTCGTTTTTGAAGTATGTCGGCTTTTTCTAAGGAATCGGATTGCTCAATATCCATTTTGAGTTGTTCAATTTTATAATCTATATCTTCCACATCGCAGTTACCTCCTACGATGGTTGTTTGATATTTGGAACTTTCAATGAAGTGCGCTGATCCCAAGTGCTTTAATTCAACTTTATTTAATTTTATGGCGCTCTCGCGTGTAATGAAAGTCGCCCCTGTGGAGGTGGCAAGATCTGCTAAAAGTTGTCGGCGCTCCTCTCCGTAATACGGTGCTTTTATGGCCGCCACCTTGAGAGTCCCACGCAGTGCATTCATGATCATAGCAGCAAGGGCTTGGCCCTCGATATCTTCTGCGATGATGACTAAGGGGCGCGCCTCCCTTGCTGCCTTTTCTAATATGGGCAAGATCTGTTCGACCGCACTAATCTTATAATCAGTTACCAACAGGAAAGGCTCGTCGTGGTGCATCGCGGAGCGGCGTTCATCAGTCATAAAGGCACTAGCGCAGTACCCAGCATCAAACTTAAACCCTTCGGTAATGTCCATACTTGTTTCCATCGAGCGAGATTCTTCAATCGTAATGGATCCGTCTTGACCAACACGATCTACGGCCATTGTAATAAGTTTCCCAATTGTTTTATCGTTGTTTGCAGAAATTGTTGCGATATGCTCAATATCTTCAAGCGATTTTACTGGGATGGCCATGTCTGATAAATTATTTAGGATCTCTTTGGTTGCTATTCCCAGCCCTCTTTGTAGTTCAATGGGAGATATTCCAGAGGCAATAAACTTTTGCGATTCTTTCAAAATGGCTCTGGCTAAAATCGTTGCTGTTGTTGTGCCGTCGCCGGCAGTGTTGTTTGTTTCAATGGCTGCTTGCTTTATAACTTGTATAGCAGCATTTTCGAATGGTTCATCACTGGCAACAAAGGCGGCAACCGTTACTCCGTCTTTTGTGATAAAAGGCGCTTTGCCTTTTTCCTGGAGAAGAACGTTTCTTCCTCGGGGGCCCAACGTCGATGCAACGTTATCTGCTAGTTTGTTCGCGCCTGTCATTATCTTTTGTTGTAACGCTTGGTTATTGTCGTATGCTCGACTCATTGATATCTCGCGGATGCTTATATATTATAATCGCTTATGAAAAGAATGTCAAGGACTTTCTTCTGGTTCTTCATCTGGCTCTGCGATTTGAGCGGTTAAGGTATTTTGAATTTGAACCGAATTTTGGATGGCTCTTTCTGCGGATCCGATTGCTCTTGGGCGCTTATCGAAGGTAAAGTACTTATTAATGTTCTCTGATAGCGCCTTGGTTGCTGAAAATAATTCCATGAGTTCTCCATTGAGTCTCCCCATGTATGCTTTTGCTACCTTTATAATTTCGTCTTCCGAAGTTGGCAAAGCTCCGAGCGTTTTCACATCTAATAATTGAACAAAACTTCTTAGCTGCGCGGTGCTAATTAACCATTGAGTTCCCGCGGGCTTTTTCTTGGATTCGGTGAGAATATTATTGTATCGAACATTGCCCCATTCTTCCCGGATCGCTTCTTGCAATGCGGTCTGTGGATCCAAATCAAGGCCTCCTTCTTCTTGTGCAGCTTCGAAATCTTGTTCTTGTTCTGGGGGCTCTTCTTCTTTGGCATGCCTAGCTTTTCTAACTCTTTGAGAGTATCCCTCGGTGTCTTGTAATAACTCATATTTCTCTTCCCAAGATGTGGCAGCCTTGATTCTCGCTATTGATTGTTCGGGAGTTAAGTTGGTGCCCCTTAATTTAAAGAGACCTGCTCCATGTTTGCCCCCCTTTAGTTTTCCTGAACCTTTTAGTGCCAAAGCATCGATAAAGTTATCCTGATCGAAGGTAAATTGTTCGATTGCGATGCCCTTTGGATATTTTTTCCCTGTATCTGGATTTGCAACCATGTCCTTGCGAGCAACTATGTAAATCATAATATTAAATTCATTCAAGCCGTCAATGAGATTTGTATAACTTCCTTCGATGTTTGTCGTTTGATTTAAAAGCTTCAAGCTGATGGGGAGGGGGTTATCGGAATCGGAAAAAGCAATCAAATCCTGGATGGGGAGATTCCCCATGGGCGAGATGTCGCCAATTTGTTCTCCTTGGAATAAAGCGGACAAAAATCCTTCGAAGACAAAGCCAGCACTAGCGGGGTTAAAATCTTGCAATACTGCTTTAAGAGATTCTAAAATGATAAGTGACGAAATTATCCTACGTGGGGAAGTGATCTTATTGTCTTCTTGGGTGATTCTGCTTAAAAAATTTAGCTTCCCCTCTATCGAGCGGCCGCCACCAATGACCGAAAATAGTCTATTAATCTGTTTCCTGTCCATGGAATTTGGATCCCCCCAGGCTTCCGTTGGAACAAACTTGGGTAGCACAAGCAAAAATTCTTTTGCTCTCTTATCGGTTGCCGCCATTTCCATAATTGGTTCTTCCTTTTTGGTAACAATTTCGGAATACACGTTATCTAAAATCTCTTCCACCATTCTTAACAGTTCATCAGAATCGACGGTGGTTTCTTTTCTTTGATATTCTTCTTTTAATATGCTTCTTAAGTCGGACATTCAAAAACCTCAAATAATTATATCAGCTATACCTAATTTTACAGCTTCTTCTGCTGATAAATAGACGTTTACTTTGCGTTCTAACATATTTTTAAGTTGCTTTTTTGTCATTTTTGTTTCTGCCACCAAGCAATCGATGTACGTTTTCTGTAATTGTTCGACCGCTTCCATCTCATTAAGCAAGCTATGGATGGATCCATGATTTCCAGCAATCACAGAATGAATCATGACGCGACAGTTTTTTCCAATTTTACGTTTTTCTTTGGTTCCGGATGCGAGAAGCAAGACTCCCGCTGACATCACTTTCCCCATTCCGATTGTATGGACTTCTGTGTTCTTTTTTACTTGTCTTATAACGTCATATAGCGCAAACATATCATCAGCATTACCGCCATATGTGGAAATATAAAATTCAATTGGCTTTTTCTTATCGGAAGACGCATCGATATTTGATTCGTTTAAAAATAGAAAGGCTTGCACTATTTCTGCAACCTTTTCATCGATTATCTCACAAAAAAGACCAATTATTCGTGGTTCGCTTTCGGCGGCGCCGGCGAGACCTATGGAATCAGGATCAAGGATAACGATTTTATCTTTTTTTTCCTGTTGAAGTTCCTCTAATGCTGACTTTACTATTTCTTTAATTTTATCTATCATCGCCATGTTTCTCCCAAAATTTTAATGCGACTTCTTTGTTTTCTTGTAAATATTTCATTGCGCTGTTCCAGTCATCAAACTCTATCATGGTCCGAAAAAAGGATGGGTGACAATCGAGGAAAGTGCTGATAGAGCGTGACTTTAGCAAGCGCGCGTCTTCATCAAAATTAAGTGCAAAAGAACTGATTTGAGCGCTACCTTTGTTAGTCCTTAGTAGGTGCTCTAACATAATCTCGCGAGCATATGAAAGATGCTCAAGCGATTTAATTAAAGCAGACAAATAAATTATGTGAGATGCTCTTAGAAGTACGAGGCTTAACCGCGCAGATCTAAAAAAGTAAAATGTTTTACAAGTTACATACCCAAAAACAAATGTTAATAGATAAATCCACCAATGTTCCATAAGCCCTCATGTATAGAAAGGGCCGCTGGTGTCAGCGGCCATTCTATATTATAACTTCTCGTAAAACAAATGTCAAGTTATTTTGTGGATGTAATTCTGTTGAGGATTCTTTCGGCGAGATCTGAGACCATCTCGTTTTTTTGGTTTTGGTTGCCTAGGCGCGCGGCTACACGGCGAGCAACTTCGTTAACGATATCTTCTTCTTCCAGCGCGCCGCCGGCACCCAGTTCAATACCACCTACTTCTTCTTCTTCTTCGGGAACATCGGCTCCCAAGCCTACAGGTTCTACTTCGACTTCTTCTTCGCCTTCCAGATCGTCTTCAACATCGACATCAACGCCGGCCATCTTCGCTAGCGCTTCAAGGTCGTGGGCGATTCGCGTAACAAGCTCTTCGGCATCGGTGACCCCTTCGCCTTCTGGTTCCAAATCGTCTCCAACATCGGGACCAAGTTCGACCTCTGGCTCTTCTAAGCCTTCTGGGGGCTGATCATCAGCCATGGCTTCTAGCTCACCCTCGTCCTCTTCTTCTTCGAGGGGAGTTTCTTCTTCCCCTGTTTTGCCAAAGTTAACGAATTCTTGCAAACGTCCCTGACCAACCGCAGGTAAGCACGCTAATTTCATAAATTGGCGAATCTCCCCTTCGGTTAAAAGTGTTTTACGAGCCATTATAAATCTCCTTTAAAAGTACTAAACTCAAAATAAATAGTAATCATTTTCATTAAATGCCTTGAATGATTCAAAAAAACAACTTCAATATAGAAGTTCTCTTTTTAATCTTTTCAATCGCCGCACTTTCAATCTGTTTAACGCGCGCAAATGATATGCCGAGCCTTTCTGCGATGATTCTTAAAGTCATAGGCCCGTTTTCATATATTGATATCAAACAACAATTCTGATCAGTGGGAAAGTCAATCCATTTTCTGCATTCAATACGCTGACATGACTTCTTTTCGCGCATACATTGGCGCGAACACTCCATGAGGCCGTCGGCTGATCTCATGACTCTGGAAATTCCTGTTCCAGTGTGTCAAATATGTTGTTGACCTCTTCGTTACTTAAGCCAAAATCTTCAATCTTTTGGTTGCCTTGCGTACGCAATTTGCGCGATGAGGTTTTTTGCTTTAAGGGCTGTTGCTTAATTTCATCGATAAAAGATTGAATCCGAGGCTCACCATCTATGTAGGCACTTATTATATGGCGAAAAAAGTCTGATTGTGTTAATTTATCATGACGCAGCCGAATTAATAGCTTAGCATGTCGATGATCGTTTTCTGTAAAAACAATTCTTTTTGTTAGATTTCCATAGTCTATTTCGTGTGCCATATTACCATGCTCTGTTCGCTATATGCGTTTTACTCTCTGCCATGCCAGATGTGGTCTGGACAATAAATTTTGCTTTGGTGTGAAGCTCTGCAAGGGTTTTGGCGCCCGAGTAGGAAAATCCAGATCTAAGCCCTCTTTCGACTTCATCCAAAATGACAGTCACAGAACCGCGATAAGGAATTGTTGCAGACACCCCTTCGTGTGAAGAGTATTTTCCGCGCCACTTAATTTGCGCTTCTTTGCTGGCCATCCCTCTGTATATCTTCCATTTGTGTCCTGTTCGGTCTTGGATAATATCGCCCGGGGTTTCAATGGTTCCGGCGAGCAGCGAACCAACCATCACCGCATCTGCACCAGCAGCGAGGGCCTTAACTGCGTCACCGGAGTTTTTAATGCCGCCATCTGCAATAATTTTAACGTTGCGGTCAGTCTTTGCGCATTCCATGATTGTTTGCAACCCTGGAATGCCATGGCCTGTTTGAATTCTGGTGGAGCATATCGAGCCTCCTCCGATGTTGCATCTTACTGAGTCGGCGCCCCAATCAGAAAGGTCATTGATTCCCTCAAGCGTTGCAACATTGCCAGCCATGATGTGGGTTTCATCACCAAGCTCTTTGCGTAAAGATGCTAAAGCTTCCTTCATCAGAACGTGGTGGCCATGAGCAACATCCAGGCATAAGAAATCAACGCCGATTCGGCGCAGAAGAATTGCTCTTTTTAAATAATCGCCAGTGATACCAACCGCAGCGCCTACAATGATGTTATTATTTGTTTTCTCTATGGCAGCTGCCACAATGCTTATTTGCTCTTCAATTGTGTTGTATCTGTGAATGATCGCCGTGCCCCCCTTGACCCCGAGTGCGACTGCCATTTCGGTTTCGGAAATAGTGTCCATCGGAGAAGAAATGATGGGCAACCCAATGCTCAGATTCTTATTAAGATCTGATTTTAAATCTATTTCTGTTCTAGAGCGAATACTTGAATACTGAGGCACAAGCAGCACGTCATCGTAAGATAAGTGGCTTTTATTCATCATTAGACTTTGCCTTTTTTGTTGTTTTTCTAATCTTTTCTTTTTCAAGAGAGCGTCTGTAAGTTGGGGACATTTCGGGTGTAACGATTATTGGCTCAGCGGCTTTCGGTTGCTCGACTTTTGGATTTTCGGGGGGTGGCGCACCGTTTACAAAATATCGCTGCAGCGTTATCATTGCTCCTTCAAGCTGCGCAAGATTTAAGGCCTGGTTGGCAATCTTATCCGTTACTCCTTCATGGGGTGATTGTTGCAGCAAATCCTTAATTATGCCATAAGATTCGAGCGCCTTTGATTTAAGACGCAGGGCAGCTGCCTCGGCTATTTCTTTTGACATTATTTTTCTCTATTAATAAATTCTTTGATGTCTTTAGTTCGATACCATGTTTTCTCATTTGGCTTTTCGGGATCACTTAGGGTTCTAATTTTTATTTTTTTGCCCCCGGTTTTTAAAAGCGAGATTGATGGCACTCCATTTAAATTTAGCTGTTTTTCTATTTGAGGATAATCATCAACGTTAAAAGCAAAAAAATGCATGTCGGAGTACTCTTCTTCATTTGAAATATCTTCATAATATTCTCTGAGATTGTGACAAAAATGGCAACCATTTGAATAGAATTTAACTATACACGTTGCATTTTCGTTAATCTGGCCGGATATTAATTTTCTTAATGATCCAATGGTTAACCTATTTACGCTCATTTAATACCTCTTTTGCTTTATTCATACATTCTGGACAAAATAAACGAACTACGTCCTGTTTAACTACAACGTTCCATGACTGTATCATTTCTTTGTTCCTCTTGTCAAATGATTTTTGACACGCGCTGCAGGTTTCCGGGAGCTTGTTAAACTGAAATATTTTTTCGGCAATATTATCGGACGCTTCTTTACCCATCTCCTTTTCTAAATTGCGGCGTGTCTGGCGGTTCATCTGTTGATGGCCCCAAATATCTGCTGGCTGTGGCTTCCATCAAACACCACAACCGCCGAAGGAAAGGGCGCGCTGTTCGTGCTATCTCCGAATTTAAGTCTTCCCTTAATAAAATATACCTCGGCCGCCTTCATCACATAACTATGCCAATACTTGGTGTCGGTACGTGATGGAATCAACATCACTACCTTAGTATTTTCTTTGCGAGACTCTTCGTATCCTTTCTGGATCCACTTGTCAAGGCCGCGGCCATAGGGAGGATTAACAAATGATGTAAAACCCTCCCAGCTTTTAGTAAGGCCGTTTTCGATTTCTGTGAAAAAGCTGGCACACTTGGTGTTGGAGACGTCGGCGCATGGATCTAAGTCAAAGGGCCCAAATCTCCAATTTAGTTTGTCGAAAAAATCTTGGGGAGTCGACCACTCCCCCGTCTTTGATGAAAACATTACAACCTGTGTATTTCTATTCATTGCGGCCATTAGTTAATCAACTCCTCTGCTGCGCATGAGCTTGTATCAGAAATGATCACAGGCTTTAGCTCAGTCTCCCCAAGATCAGACTCCATTCGACCAAAATCGTCATCAAAAATATTCAAGAGGGCCCCCATTTTAATATACAATTCGTGTCTCTTCTCTTCGCTTTCATACATCAGGGCTACCGTCATGGAAGCAATCAGCTGCAGATTACGAGCAATCAATGTGGGATCTTCGCAGAGATAAATATTTTTCTCAATCCAGGGATCTTCAACATTGATTTGAATTTTGCATACTGGGTCGCCGACGGTGTAACTAATGCAAAACGGAAGAGTAGAACCGGGCCATGTACATTCTTCAAATTCTAGCTGTGTTTGGTTTTCTCCGATTCCGACGCCGGCGCCGCGGTACTTGCTATTATTGCGCTTCGTTTTATTGTCTTTTTTGGGTGGGGAAAAAATATCTTCCATGGCCCGGGTCTTTCGATCTTTTGTTGGGGCCTTGGAGCGACCAAATTGCTCAGTTGGCAATTGAGCTTCACAAACTTTTTTCATAATATCTGTGCGATTAGACTTTCTTTTTAGTTTTGCGCGGGCCGAAGATTCCTTTCGAATTTTGTCAAGGTGGGGCTCAAAAATATGCTTAAGGAGGTATTCTCGCAGATCATCATCCATTTCCACCCCCTTCTTTCCAAAGTCCATTCGAATGGGGCTGCTTTCGCCAGCCACACCACTGTCTTCAAAAGAAATTTCAGCATACATATTAGAAAGTAACGGGTGGGGTGGCCAGAAGGCTCCGCAGCAAATCTCGCGGCCTTCTCGAAGCCAGTAGACCCCCTGTCTATGGGTACCGCTAATGCCCTTGCCTAAGCCGCTGCCGGTTCGCGCCTTGGCGGTGGCGGCGCCGGAGTCGTTAAACCGGACCATTCGAATCTTGAGCGCGTAGTCTCCATACGTTATTGTTTTAAAGGTACCCGATGGGCCACCAATTAATACATTTATATTTTCATGATCCACACAAAGCGGATCATTGGTTCTCTCTACTTCTTTGGCCGCGCATGTTTTACCTGCAATAATCTTGAAGGGAAAGTTATACCCTAGCGGGCTGTTGTCGTTCAGCATGTGGCGATAGGTATGCGCACATTTGGAGTTGAGGGTGTTAATAATTGCCGGCACAGTGGGGATTCCTTCGTGTAAATTTGCAATTACAATTAATGTACCCGAAACATCACCACCCATAATATCTAAATAAAAATCAACTAGTTTTTGAGTTGGATTATCTGAATAGGAGGCAGTAAATTTACCCGTATTCATACATGATTTAACGTCCCACGTGACCGAGCGCAATTCGGCGGCTGTAGAGGTTGTGCTAACAATACTCAGCTTGGTTCCCAAGGACATGGCCGCTGTTTTTAGGCCCATGCCGAATGTCCCCAATGCTGCGGTGCCGCGCTTGCCGGATTCGCCCAAGCGCAAAATCTCTTGCAATTGTTCGGCGCCAATTCCGGTACCGTCATCGGCAACAACAATAAGTTTTGTCTTGTTTTTGCCTAGCTTTGAGTCGTACCCGATGGGAATAATTCTCACAAAGCCCCCATCTTGGGCGGCGGCGTTGTGCTGGACTCGGAGGGCATCTATCGAATTATCAATGATATCCCTCAAAGCTTCAGACCAGTGATATCCGGTTCTCTTTAATGAATGCAGAATATTGGCTGTTGGTGTAATGTCAATTGACTTAGGCATCTTTTGATTCTCCCGAAATCGTTTCAAAGTTTTCCACTATCTCTTCCATATTATACTTGTGCTTGTAGAGGCGATATGCCTTTACTGCGACACGGATCTCGTCAGTGTTGAGCCATCCATTCTCGCGAAATTCAGAACGTAATTCGCGCTTTTGCTCTTGATAAGGCTCGATGCAGTCTTCGATTGTTTTCAAGGAGCGAATATACTCCTTGACGTATTGTTTCTTTTCTTCGTTTGTTGTGGCCATTAAGCCCTCCTTTATTACCTATAAAATATAACAGCTTCGTGTTCTAAAGTCAAGCTATTTTTTATTTAAATTTGAAGCCAACTTTTGCTTCTATTTTCATTTCTGGTATGTGTAGGTGATTAGCCAAGTTGTGTTTCTTTGCTTCCTTGGGTTCCAAAAACCAATCAGCATGGCCCTTCTCGTGAATGGTGTCCAGAAAATAATTTTTAGTGTGGCCACAATTCTTTGCCATCATTTGGTATACTTTTTGATTGAGGCGCTCCGTTTCTT